GCTGCTACCGAATCTACTACGATAGTAACTAATCTATTTTTATCAGAAGTTCTAATTTTCTCAATGATAGTTTCACAAGCTTCAAAAATACCTTCAACCGTATCTACTGAAACGTATAGTAATTTTGAAATATCAACACCGATTGCTTCCAAAAACTCCCTATTAACGGCAGTTTCGGTATCAATCAATACGGCTACTCCATTTTTCTTTTGTGTTTCAGCTAACAGATGGGCAGAGAGCAGAGATTTTCCACTCTGCTCTAAACCCGTAATTTCTGCTATACGGCCAACAGGCAAACCACCATAAGGTCTATTAGAGATTGCCACATCCAAAAGAGCGTTACCCGTAGATAACCAATCTTTCACGTTAGTAGGAGCATCACCCCCACCATCCGTAAGGAAGTACGCAATTCTACCATCCTTATTTTGTTTGTTTAATGAATCGGCAAGAATGCTTGCCAAATCTTCCTGTACTTTAGCCATAGTTGTAACCTATTAATTGTTAAATAAATCATCGAATGCCGATGCTACATCATCTGCTTTTTTAGCAGGTGCTTCTTTTTCCCAAGGCAAGTCATTCAATTCTTGAGTTCCACCCATATCGGTAGATGTTTGTGATTGTTTTGGAGCTGTCTTTGGTTTTGGTGCTTCCAATACTTCAACCACCTCATCATCGGATGTTGCAGAACCTGGATTCAACCAATTTTCCAAAACCGATTTAAGTTCAGCGTAAGATAACTCCTGATACAATTCGGTAATGTTCTTTTGGTTTTCCAACAATTGTTTTACAACTGCAGGATCATCACTCAACTTTGTTTGTGTTGGTTTAATTCTGATTGCTGTTGTTGGATATGCTGCGTTTGATTCTTCAGCTGATGTTACATCCAATACGATATCTCTACCGGTCATTGGGTCTGTAATATCTCCGTAATCAGGATCAGCGATATATCCTAAAATGTCTTGGTATACTGTCTTACCAAATCCCCAGAACTTAACTCCTTCGTTTTCCTTACCTCTTACGATAACAGGTACAAAAGTGCGGAGTTTTGGTTCCATCTTTTTACCCGCTTTCCAATCATCTGTATCACCTGTCCTTTTAAGTTTTTCTGCAAACTCAACGATAGGGTCAGGCCTACCAAATGACATTGGAGACAAGTACGTCTTGTTGTTAATGTTGTAGTGGAAATAAAGTTCGATAAACGGAATGTCCTTATTGAATTTGTAAGGAACGATACGAATTTGTGATTTTCCGTTTGCTGGCTTCCAAATGGAATCAGACTTTTTTGTGTTGTTTTGAAGAGAGTTAAATCTCTTGAGCGCCAATGAAATGTCCATTGTTTTTAGATTTTAAGGTTTAAAAAAATTGTTTAAAGTTTAAGGTTTAGTAGCTACTTCCTACATAACTAAATATAACCTTTTTGACTTTTACATAGTAAATATACGACTTTTTTTTCAATTTACCAAATTTATTTTTGTCTCAAATTTAGTACATTTTTGAGACAAAAATGGGTTATTTTGCCCATTTTCCCCTTTGTACCAATTGAGCAATTATACCATAAACTGATAAGTCCTGATAGGTATCTTGTATAGATTCTCCGACCTCATCCGGCTGTCCTAAAACTACCAATTGTTTCAATCTCTGAACCTTGTCGTTAATTCTGAACCAAAGACCTGTAAGAGATAGTTTTATATCTTCTTTACTTTGCAACGATGTTCCAACGGATATATTTCCTGGTCCATAATTTCTTTGTTTTTTACAGAATGTTTCATACATTTCCGACTGAATCTTTTTGAACTCTTGCATCATTTCGGGGAATTCTCTTTCGCAAAATTCTACTGCTGTTTCTTCTTTCATATAACTTGTTTTTGTTTTATCCTTTGTATGCTCTAATATACTCTATTTTTGAATCTTTGCCAAATTTAATAACATCCATCACCTCCAAAGTTTCACCACCAATTTCTATCAATAGGATATTAAATGTTCTATCATCATGTTGAACAATATCTAAAACTTTTAATTGGAAATCATGTTTAAAAAGGACTTCATTTACATCTAACACATTTTTAGAACCAACCGATGTTCCATCCCAATCAATTAAACAAACCTTATCGGAGTATATTTCGGATAATTTATTCAAATCTTTGGAAGAGAATGCATCAAAATACTTTTTTGTTTTTTCTATCAAATTCATATTGCTATTTTTTATTTCCAAAATTGATACCATTTTTTCTTTTTAATTTCTGGTTTTGCAAATGGGTGCGTATTGTCCCAAATGTTTATCAATCCACCATATCTTACTGTCATCATTTGACAAAACATTTGATGATATTCAGGTGGTATTTTATCAAAGTCTGCTTTTATTTCTACATCCAACAATAAACTACTACCTTCGGTTGTCATAATTTTTAAGTAATCATGCATCTCAACAATTGTACTACTCTTTATCATCAAGTGACTCCCATTTCCAATATGAAATTCTCCGGGTTTTGTTTTTGCTTTTGGTGCCATAACTTATTTTTTACTATCCCAATATATCTTTCTAACTTTTTCTCCAAGTTGGGAATCATTGGGTGTATCTATTATCATTCTACTATTGATTGTAATTAGGTTTCTATCCTCACCTATATAACAATCTCTACACATCTGACCTGCTCCCTCCACATATCCATATCTGAAATCGATGTGAGTTGTTTTGAGTGTTTCGGTTTTACGACCACACATAATACAGGTTTCGTAAATATCATTTGGATTAATTTCTAACATAAAATTGTATTTTTTATTAATGTATTCGTAATATTTGTGTTTCTTTCTATCGTTGTAAAGAAAATAAGCGATGTAAATATCAAACCACCTCTCTATCTTTTTTAGTAACTTTTTCATTTAATTTATCTTTTAGTTTAACCGCAAGTGCACATGATTCATACTCTTCAAAATCAATAAGAGTTTGTAGATTTTCTTCTAATAAATCAATAAATTCTCTACTTTCTATGGAAAGGGTTATTACGAGTAAATTTTTAATTAAGACCTGTGCAAAGTCTACACGCTTTTTCTTATACTTAATTCCGTAATCTATACCATCTACGATTGCTTTTGATATTTCCCTTCTGTGTGTTTGGAATATATCCGATGGTTCTTCTGCCGTTATTTGTATCGGTTCAAATTTTCTTTTTCTTCCCATAAATCTAATATAGGAAAAATATTTTAATACTCCAAATTTTCTTCCAAATTTATACTTTTGAAAACTTTGGTTGGTATTTTCTTATATCCTGTATTTGCCGTTGTTAATATACAATTTCTAAATTCTTCCCAATCTATCATATATGAGTTATCTATCTGTCCACCTGTTTTGGATTTAACAACTTCGTTTAATGCGTTGATTGTATATATTGTGTTTGATTGTTTCTTTCTGTGAACAAGAATTGTTTTCCATCCAGACGGTATTGCTGCGGCACCTTTTTCGACATTAAAAGTAATAAATAGGTCATCCGGTCTTGATTTACTTTCAAGAACAAATATATTCGGATTTGTTAGACTATAATTTTCAATTATAAAATTATATGATTTATCCAAATCATCCTTTGTAGTGAATAGGCAAAGTAATTGTGTATTCATTATTTTTTATTTCTCTTTTTAAGGTATTCTTGCTTTTGCATACAATTTTGCATACCTTTTGAAAATTGTAATGTATCTGCCGCATCACCACCTGGCCCTTGCTTGCTTCTAATAGTCATTATACCTATTTCTTTTCCATTAATATCAAATATATGTGCTTTTTGAATACCCGTTTTTGTATTAATTTTTCCGTATTTTACATTTGTAAATTCCTCAATACTTTTTCCTTTCGGAACTCCCAAACAATGTCTAAAGTTTTTATCATCACCAATAGTAGCGATATTACCTCTGTTAATTTCTCTTTGATTTAATTTTGTTGCATTTTTATCGAGAGATCCATCATCATTTATTTTGTAATATTGATTATCAACTTTTTCATAACCTTGCTGATTTTTATCGTACCAAATATCCGCTTCATTATTACCCATAACCAAAATAAACTTATCATGTGGAATTCCACCAGGATTATGTCCTTCTGCAATAGTAAGATGTAATCTTGATGCAAAATCCTTAGCCAACATTCTATCTCCAAATTCAGGTTTAATTTTATTTAAATCCTGTCTCATTTTTTCAACCTCATCGTTCATTTTACCATCAATTTCTTTACAACTATTTTCAAATTCTTTTGAAGGTAAACATTCTAATGCAACTGAACCATTATATCCCACACCCTTTTCTCTCATTTGTATATTTGCAATTTTAAGAGG